ACTAATCTTTCTCAAGCTTTGACTGATTTGAACGCTCGTATTAGCCAAGACGTTGTTGATGGTATTATTACCCCTGCAATGAAGGAAGCTCTTATCGGCAACTTCTCTGACCCTCGCCAACGTGTTGCTCAGTTTACTGGTATTGCTCAAACCAATGGTGCGCGTGACTTACAAGAACAACTCAATATGTCGGAGTTTGCTTACAGCTTGCTTCGTAATGTTGCTAATGTTACCCAGTTCACTGACTTCTCTGTTAGCGCTGAAGAAGTTGCAACTGCTAATTTCTCATCTAGCCTTGAAGAAGCTGCTAAGGGCGACTTGATTGCTATGGGTCTGGATTTCGGACTATAAGGAGAACAGAAAAGAATGTATTTAACAACTCAAAAATATATCCGTAACGGTAAGGCAATCATTTTCAACGCCGCAGCTAAGAAAGTTGCAATCGATGGTGTTGAAATTAAGAGTGCCGATATTCAACTCAACTCTGAAGGGATTGCCGCAGTTCCTGAAGGTAGCTTCATCGCTACTACTGGCACTTCTGGCGAAAGAGTTGCCCGTTTCCTTCCTCGCACTCGCTTAAACGCTGCGACCGCTACTAACTCTCCTACTATCTCGTTGAAGACTCCTTGTTCTCAATTTAAGGTTGGGGATGTACTGTACGCAAAGCACTGTTTCGCTCGAATCAAGTTTGTTGGTACTTTTGCAACTAGTGATGTTATTACTGCCAAGATTGGTGGTGTAACTTATTCGGCAACTGTAGGTGCTACTCAAACTGGTGCTGGTGCTGCTGCTGATTTCGCGACCGCTAACGCTGCTGCTCTGTTGGCTGCTGGCATTACCTTCGCTCAAGTCGGTTCCACTGCTGTAGCTACTATCTATGCTAATGACAGCTATGATGTGTACTTCACTACCTCAGGCGCTGCTGGTCAAGTTGTTGTCGAAACTACTGAAGCTGGTTACTTAGGTGACAATCTCACTCCTTTAGGCACGATTCTTGCAATCGGCGCTGAAAATGCTACCACTGGTGTTCGCTCGGTGACTTTGGCTGCTAACGCTGCTCAAGCTCTACCTATCAACTCTATTGTCGGTATTAACGTTGAAGAAGTTCTCGGTTTGTATCCTGACCCTGTAGACCTAACCAACGAGCCTGTGCGACATTTTGCAGTTATCAGTGAAATTGCTGGTATCTATCAAAACAATCTGCCCTACATTGACCGTCAATTGAAGCGTTTGTTTGGTTTGCACTTGCACATTAAACCATACTTCAACAAATAACGGAGAAATATAAAAAATGGCAATGTCCCCTATTGAAAGCTTTTTAAAAGAAGCTCGTGCAAATAAAGCGGCTGACTTGGTTATCAACAATACCCTTCGTCAAACCAAAGAGCGCAGCAAAGTTCTCAACACTTATGTTCCCTTGATTGAAAAGACAGGTCGTGACTGGCTTGCTTATCTTGGGACAACCACAGACCCCATCGCATCGTTAGTTGCAACTGGTCAGGACTACCCTGAAGCGAAAAAAGGCGACTTCTCACGCATTCAAGCTCGTAACTTCAAAGCAGCGATTTCGTATCACTGGGACGAAGATACTCAGTGGCGTATGCAAGAAGTTAGCGAAATCGCTAAGCTTCGCAACATCACCATTCAGAATATTCAAGTCTCTGAAGGTAAGGTGCAATTGGGTCAAGATAACGAATTGGCTAAGGTTATTTTTGGTTCTGTAGCTTCTCTTGTACGTGGTCATATCAACTTGATTGACTATCTTGCATGGCAGACTCTTCAGACTGGTAAGATGGCGTATACCGACCGTCGTACAGGTTTGAACGTTTCACTTGACTGGCGAAAGGCTATTCCATTGAGACGCAACAACTTTCCATTTCCTGTGTATCAAACAGACTTTAATGGAACTGAAACTGTCGATAGCTTGAAACGCGATTGGACACAACATGAGACTGCTGACCCTTTACAAGACCTTGTAGATATGCACTCTAACTACAAGTGGGTTAATGGATTTCCTGCTGATGAGATTGCTATCTCTGAGCGTTTACTTCTGAACATGGTTCGTTGTAAGTCCGTTAAGGAAGCTGTAGTTACAGCTAATGTTATCGGTAACGTTATTACTGGTACTCCTAGCATCGACCAAATTAATGAAGTTCTGACTCGCAGATTCCTGCCTAAGTTTGTCTTAGTTGACGATTATGTGGAATTGACTGATAACGAGGGCAAAGCAGTTCCTACTCGCGTACTTGATGAAGGTACTGTCGTGTTCTTGAGCCGTCAAGGTCAATTCAATCGTATCCTTGGTGGTACGTTGGAGAATGGAGGGAAGGCAGGGGTTTACGTCAACACGTACACCAAAGCTGGAGACCCGCCTCTCTCCATCACCAACACTGCCAGTATGCAGTTGGTCAGCGCAGTGACAATCGGAAAAACAGGCGCAGCCCGTAAAATGAGCAAGCAAGCCAGCTTAGAGTCGTCTGTTAGCTTAGCCGAGTTCAATACATGGGATTCAACTCAAGGACTCACAGTTATCTCCTAATACTAATCCTAATTAGTTAAAATTAAATCTCTCCTTAGACATATTGTTTAGGGAGAGATTTTTGTTATTATAGATAAGTGGCTAGTAATTGCAATACGAACAGACTTCTGGAGTCCTGCCACTTTTTTAATTTCCAGAGTAGCCAGTAGAAAATTAAATGACAAAAAATATCAGTCAAGGTATTTATAAAATAACAAATACCGAAACACAAAAAATCTATATAGGAAGTACTGTAAATTTAAAGAAAAGATGCAAACAACATTTTACCGACTTAAGGAATAATAATCACTGTAACGAGCATTTGCAAAAGTCTTTCAATAAGTATGGTGAGTCGTATTTTATTTTTGAGATTCTAGAAGAATGTGCTAACTTCTCTATGAAAGAATTGAGGGACAGGGAGCAAGAATATTTAGATTCCATAGACGACTGGGAAAACTGCTACAACATAGAAAAATCGGTTGCCTTTTTCAGACCCCTACCTCCTACTAAAGCAGAAGCCAGAGAAAAACTTTCTGCTATGAGAAAGGGAGAACTAAACCCTAATTTTGGCAATAGATTTTCAGAGGAAGCTAAACAAAAATTAGCTGAGGGTAGTAAAGTATCTGGTTCTTGTGTAAGGGAGTCTTCCCAAGGAAATTGGAGAGCATCTATAAAGCTGGATGGGAAATATAAAAATTTAGGAACCTACTCCAAAAAAGACACAGCAATTTCTGCAAGGTTAGCAGCAGAGCAATACTATTGGTATGGTAAAGAGGAATACCTTACGGTCTTGGAAAACCTCCAAAAAGAAAGCTGCAAGCTATCTCGCGTACAAAAACCTGCCTCTGGTGTATACCCTAGTAAATCTGGGAGATATATTTCTGTAATAAGAGCGAATGGCAAAAGATTACAACTGGGGACATTCGACACAAAAGAAGAGGCTGTGCAAATAAGAGTACAAGCTGAGAAGTTTTACTATGGAGGAGACGAATCTTTAGCGCATATTTTCGATAACCTTAAAGAACAAAGAAAGCGTAGAACAGCCCCTACAAAATAATCTCTGCTAAAATAACATATACACACCTGTAACAACTGCATATGGCTATCACCCCAGCACCTAAAAAAATCTACAAAATTTTCCCTTCGTACATTAACTATGACGGTTTTGTTGTCCATGCCACAGACAACGCAGTAGAAGGCACTTTCGACCTTGAAGAAGCTCGTAAGAAGTCCACAGTCATTCTTGTTAATGCTAGTGAGTTCCAAACCGTTACTCCCGTCAACACCAATCCCGATATCTCCTTCATCCCTAGCAACGACCTAACCTTCAACAACACAACCACAATCCACACAGTCAAAAAGTTGAAAATCAACTCTTGTGAACCTTCCGAAATCGAAGCTCTCAAGTTCGTCGGCAAAGTAGCAACCCAAAAAATCACCGAAGCTCGTAAAGATGCTAAAATAGTTTCATACGCACAACTAGACAAGATTGCTCCAATCAAGAGCAAGAAATGGGAAGACATTGCCGTTATCGACTTTGAACTACCCGACCCCACTCATGGTCTAGTATACGAAGGACTCAAGACATTCGGCTACACCGCAGAAACTACAAATGTTCCAAAATCAGCTAACTAATCCACTCGCAGGGCAGAAAATGAAGCAGGGGGCAATGAAGCCAATGTTTGGCGACCGATTGCCCCAAGCTCGTCCCAACGCCACCAACAAGAAAAGTGGTGGTTTTACAGCACCAGTAGTAAAGCGACGCAAAGGTGTAATCTCAGCAGGTATGGGCAAGAGCATGACATTTGCATTTATGAATACAGACATTGCTTCTTTTAGTTCAGACAAACCCTCACTTCTTTTTTCTGCCAACGAGCGCCAGCGAGTAGCCGAGTTCCTAAATTTAACTGGTCGCCAACGATACTACAGCATCGACGACATTCCCGACGATGAACTAGCCGAAATGACTG